ATTGACGATAAAGATATTGCTCGAACCGAAGTGCCAACTGTCAGAGAAAATATAGCTGCCGCTGCCGCTGATCCTGAAGTATCTGAATTGACTTTTACTAGTGCTAGAGGCAGCATAGTTAGAGATGGGGGCAGTCAATTCAACAGAGATTTTTATGACAATAAAGTGCCAGCGCAAATAGAAAAGGTTTTAAAAGAACTTGGTATGGAGAAAAAATTTGTCAGAGCAACACGAGATTCAGATCTTTTAGATTTAGGTTATGATATAAAAATAGATGATGAATTACGACAAGCTATAGCAGAGAAAGGTATAAGTGCCTTTAGATCTGGTGGTGCTGTTGATCCAAGAATTAGCAAAGGTATGGGCTTTGATGGTCTGGATGAAATAGAAAGAAAACTTTCGTCTTTACAAATACCTTATGACTATACCAAAGATGGTAAATTAGAAATTATATGAGTTTAGGGCATTTATCTGACTCTGAAATAAAAGAAGCGTTGGCTTTGAAAGAACGCTTAGATTTAATAAAAAAACAAAAAGGTTGTCAGGATAATTTTTTAAATTTTGTTGAGCATATGTGGGATGGTTTTATTTGTGGTCGTCATCATAAAATTTTTGCTGAAAAATTAGAAGGTATTGCAAATGGCACTATTAACCGTTTGATTGTTAATATGCCACCTAGACACACTAAATCTGAATTTGCTTCAACTTATTTTCCTGCTTGGATTATGGGTAAGACACCCAATCGTAAAATTATGCAAGCCACTCACACTGGTGAACTAGCAGTACGTTTTGGTCGTAAAGTTAGAAACATGATGGACACACCTGAGTATCAAAAAATATTTCCAGAAGTAACTTTATCATCCGATAGTAAATCTGCTGGTCGTTGGGAAACCAATAAAAACGGCGAATACTTTGCTGCGGGTGTTGGTGGTGCAATTACTGGTCGTGGTGCAGATTTAATGATTATTGATGATCCGCATTCAGAACAAGATGCTTTGAGTCCGACAGCTATGGAGTCTTGTTGGGAATGGTACACTTCTGGACCTAGACAGCGTTTACAACCAGGTGGGGCTATAGTTTTAGTTATGACCAGATGGAGTAATTTAGATCTTACCGCTAAATTATTAAGTGCTCAAAAAGAGCCGCTGGCCGATCAGTGGGATGTAGTTGAGTTTCCAGCTATCTTTCCTGAAACAGAAAAACCTTTATGGGAAGAGTTTTGGGGTAAAGATGAATTATTAAAAGTAAAAGCATCTCTACCTGCTATGAAATGGAATGCTCAATGGATGCAAACGCCTACCGCAGAAGAAGGTTCAATTATTAAAAGAGAATGGTGGCGTAAATGGGAGCATGATTCTTTACCAGCAGTTAATTACATAATTCAAAGTTACGATACGGCTTTCTCAAAAAAAGAAAATGCCGACTACTCTGCTATTTCTACTTGGGGTGTTTTTCGTCCCAATGAAGATGCGCCTGATTCAATCATATTATTAGATTGTCAAAAAGGTCGTTATGATTTTCCAGAGCTTAAAAGAGTGGCGATGGAAGAGTATAAATATTGGGAACCAGACATGGTGTTAATTGAAGCAAAAGCTTCAGGTACTCCTCTAACTCATGAGCTTAGAAGACTTGGCATTCCCGTAGTAAATTATTCGCCAACGAGAGGTCACGACAAAACAACTCGGATGCATTCAGTCGCACCTATTTTTGAAAGTGGTCTAGTTTATGCGCCCATAAGAGCTTTTTCAGAAGAGATGATAGAAGAATGTGCGTCTTTCCCCTTTGGTGCAAATGATGATTTATGTGATACTATGACTCAAGCTTTAATGAGATTTAGAGAAGGTGGTTTGCTTTCTTTGAATGATGACTATGAAGACGATGAAAAACCAATTACAAATAGAGTTTATTATTAATGGGTATTTACATAACACAATATGAAGAGGACGGAGTCTTAAAAGAGGGTCCTTGTATTTTGGCACACTCTTGGGAAAACGCTTTAGAGCAAGCGGATTATTTTAACTTAGAAATAGTTGGCGAGCTTAATACAAATGGCATGTTAGCGGCAGATAGAATTTTGCATTAAAAATGGCTATAGAAAATCAACCAATTGCACCTAACACTTTAAATGCTGACAAACCAAAATCAGTTGAAGAAGACGAATTGTTGCAAGTAATAGAGGGCGTGCAACAATCTGGCGAAGGTGGTTTTATTATACAAGACGATGGTAGTGCTGTTTTAGATACAGGCCAACCTGATATGGTTCAGTCTGATTTCAATCAAAACCTAGCAGAGCTAATAGAAGAATCGGAGTTAATGAACATAAGCAATCAATTAATTGATGGCATTGAAAAAGATAAAGCCTCTAGAGAAGATTGGGAAAAAACTTATATAGACGGACTTAAATATTTAGGTATGAAGTTTGATAGTGAAAGATCTGAACCTTTTGCTGGTGCTTCAGGGGTTATTCACCCTTTATTAGGAGAAGCCGTAACCACTTTTCAAGCACAAGCTTACAAAGAGTTGTTACCAGCAGGCGGTCCTGTAAAAACTCAAGTGGTGGGTCAATACGATTCCACCATAGAAGAACAAGCACAACGAGTCAAAGAATTTATGAACTATCAAATAGTTCATGTCATGGAAGAGTATGACGAAGAATTAGATCAGTTGTTATTTTATTTACCTCTAGCTGGTTCTGCTTTTAAAAAAATATATTATGACGAAGTCTTGGGTAGAGCTGTTTCTAAATTTGTTGCACCAGAAGATTTAATTGTGCCGTATTACACTACCGATTTAGAAAACTGTCCTAGAATTACTAACATAATAAAAATGCCTGAAAATGAGGTTCGTAAATTACAACAACAAGGATTTTATAAAAAGATAGATTTATATGGTGGCGAAGAAGCTACTAATTATTCAGGCGTTAAAGAAGAAATTGAAAAATTATCTGGTCTAGAACCAGAGTATGATTCAAGTGAAGTTAATTTGCTTTACGAAGTACATTGTAATTTAAATATACCTGGTTTTGAGGACATGTCAGCAGATGGTAGGCCCTCTGGTGTTAAATTACCTTATATAGTTACTATTGATGTAAACAGTCAAGCTGTTTTATCCATTAGAAGAAATTTTTTAGAGGATGATCCGTTAAGAAACAAAATAGATTATTTTGTCCACTTTAAATTTTTGCCAGGATTAGGTTTTTATGGGTTTGGTTTAACACATATGATCGGAGGACTTTCCAAGGCATCTACATCAATACTAAGGCAATTAATTGACGCAGGAACTCTTGCCAATCTACCTGCTGGGTTTAAGACAAGAGGAATTAGAATAAGAGACGAAGATTCTCCTATTCAGCCTGGAGAATTTAGAGATGTAGATGCCCCAGGTGGTTCATTGAGAGAGTCAATCCAACCCCTACCATTTAAAGAGCCAAGTGGGACGTTGTTAAATTTATTAGGAATTTTAGTTGAATCAGGTCAAAAATTTGCCTCTATTGCAGAAATAAACACTGGTCAAGGCAATCCTAATGCGCCAGTAGGTACCACTTTAGCTTTGCTAGAAAGATCTACTAAAGTTCTATCAGCCATACACAAAAGATTACACGCAGCACAAAAAAAAGAATTTAAATTGTTAGCTACTGTATTTAAAGAATATTTACCTAATGAATATCCATACATGACAGCTAACGGAAATATGCAAATCAAAATAAATGATTTTGATGATCGAGTAGACATAATTCCAGTTTCTAATCCTGATATTTTTAGCACTTCGCAAAGAATAGCTATGGCTCAAGAAATGATGCAGTTAGTACAATCCAACCCAGAAGTTCATGGACAGGGTGGAGTTTACGAAGCTTACCGTAGAATGTATGCAGCAATTGGGGTTGACAATATAGACGGTTTGCTAAACCCACCGCCGCCTTCCGAACCTATGCCGATAGAAGCTGGTTTAGAAAATAATACTTTAATTATGGCTCAAGCTGCTAAAGCTTTTCCACAACAAAATCATGACGCACATATAGCTATACATATGGCATTGTTGAATACTCCACCTGTGCAAAGTAATTTACAAGTGCAAGCTACTATACATGCTCATATTATGGAACATTTACAAATGAAAGCTGACATGATCGCCTTAGAACAAATGCCTCCACAAGTAAGAAATCAATTCGAACAAATAAGTCAACAAGCACAACAATTAGGTGGCCAAGAAGGTCTAAATCTAAACATGCAGGCAAAAGATTTATTAGCACAGTTTTCTGCGCCTATACTTAGTGAATTAATTGTTGAGTTTACTGAAAAAATTGGACCGCCTTCAGATGAAGATCCTTTGGTTACTATCAGAAAACAAGAGTTAGCTTTGAAAGGTCAAGAATTAGCTCAAGAACAACAACAGTTTGTTGCTGATCAAAATCGTAGAAAAAATGATGCTTTAGCTAAAAATAGGTTAGATCAAGACCGCATAAATACTCAAGAAGATATTGCTGAAATGAAAGACGAAACAACCCAACAAAGATTAAAACAACAAAAACAACTAAAAATGTTAGATTTGATGAGTAAAAAATAATGAATGAAAAAAAATATAATGTTACTCGATCAGGTTATCCATTTCCTATTATCACTAATGCAACTTTAGAGGTTGCCCAAGACAAAGTTAGAAGAGAAAGAGCTAATGGAGTCAAAGGCTTAAAAATAGTACCAGCAAAATAACTTGCAAATTTTTTAATTTTAGTCGATTATACCCACATGAATAAAAATAAATTCACTTATCAAGGAAAAGGTACAGTAAAAACTAAAGACGTACAAAGCGTTGCAGTCAACACTAAACCTACCCCTGGTATGGGCAAAGGAAAAGCGAGAGGAGTAGGTATCGCTGAGTTCGGTACTAAGTTTTCTGGCGTTAATTAATGTCAGCTATTAATTTAAGAGACAAATATATAAAAGCTCTTGAAGATAGAAGACAAGACGTGGTTGATCAAATGCTAGCTGGAGTTAAAAGCATAGATCAATACGAATTTTTGCGTGGTCGTTACAGTTCTCTGGCTGACGCAGAAAATATATTTAGAGAGCTGCTAGGAAAATATATTGATGAAGACGAAGAATCAAGTAGTGGTTCCTGACCACATAGCCAAAGAAATAGAAGAGCAAAATAAAGAAACTGGCGAGGCTTTAGATGAAACTTATGTGCCAGAAGAAAAAAGAGTTTTAGATCCTACACTTTTAGATCAGAGTTTAATTGATCGTATGCCACAACCACAAGGTTATAGAATATTGGTTTTGCCTTATGCAGGTACTGGAGTATCTTCTGGTGGTATTCATTTAGTAAAAAGTCATATTGAAAGAGAAACTTTAGCGTCCGTTTGCGCCTATGTGGTAAAAATGGGAGATGGATGTTACAACGACTCTAAAAAGTTTGGCGACACCCCTTGGTGTCAAGAAAAACAATGGGTATTGATTGGCAGATATGCTGGTGCAAGATTCAAGTTAGGAGATGATGCTGAGTGTCGTCTCATAAATGATGACGAAGTCTTAGCCACTATAAAAGATCCAAACGATATAATTGCAGTATAGGAGTAAAAATGAGTGAAGAAGCAAAAGAGTCAATAGTAGAAGAGGCAGAAGGGGTTGAAATAGTAGAACTAGATAGTCCTGCGCCTGCGCCAGAGGAAGTTGAAAAGGCTGAACCTGTGTCTACAGAAGAACCTGAGTCAACAGAAACTGTTAAGGAATCTGTTGACGAAGAAGAGGAGCTAGAAGAATATTCTTCTAAAGTACAAAAAAGGATAAATAACTTAACTAGAAAACTTCGTGAAGAAGAAAGAGCAAAAGATTCTGCTTTAAATTATGCTCAACAAATACAAGAAGAAAATAAAAAATTAAAAGGTTCTAAAGAAGTAACAGAAAAAAACTATTTGACAGAAGCAGAAAGTCGATTAGGTTCTCAAAGAGTACAAGCTACAAAAGCTTTAACAGAAGCACAAGCCAATGGAGATTTTGAAAAGGTTGCTAAAGCTACTGAAATCTTAACTAAAATAGCTGTTGAAGAAAATAAAATACAAACGCAAAAAAAAGAGCTTGAGTATCAAAATGCTCAAAAAGAAGAAGAAAATTTTCAAAATAATTTCAACAATGCGGCCAATCCAAGACCAAATCAAATAGATCCTAAAGCCCAAACTTGGGCAGATGAGAACGAATGGTTTGGTAAAGATCAGATTATGACTATGGGTGCTTTTACAATTGACAAACAATTAAAGCAAGAAGGATTTGATCCCTCCACAGATGAGTATTATACTGAGGTTGATAAACGTATGAGAGTGGAGTTTCCGCATAAGTTTGAAGACAATTCAAACGTAGCAGAAAAACCACAACAGCGAGTGGCATCGGCGGCTAGAGTGGACTCAAGTACATCTGGTAAGAGGCAAGTAAAATTGACTCCATCAGAAGTTCAAATGGCTAAAAAATTAAACGTACCGCTTACTGAGTACGCAAAATTTGTAAAAAGGTAAACTAAATGACAAATAAAAAAACAAAAATAGAGAAGGATGTTGAACAGAATTTTAATAACAGAACTGATCGTTCTGCGGACACTCGAGAGTCCCAAGAATCTCGCAAACCTTGGCAACCACCAACAATGTTAGAAACGCCAGAACCACCTGAAGGCTATGCTTACAGATGGATTCGTGCAGAGGTCTTAAATAGTCCTGATAACAAAAATATTATGTCTCGTCTGAGAGAAGGCTTTGAACTTGTACGTTCAGAAGAGATAGGAGATTTTCAGTTACCAACTATACAAGATGGAAAACACGCAGGTGTTGTATCAGTAGGAGGGTTGTTGTTAGCTAAGATACCTTTAGAGACAAGACAGGAAAGAAATGATTATTTCAATAAAAGAGCTGCAGAAATGCAATCTGCTGTCGACAATGATCTTATGAAGGAATCTGATAGTCGTTCTCCAATCGAAAGACCGAGAAGGACTTCAAGCGTAACTTTTGGCGGTGGCAAAAGGGAGTGACACTTAACACAAACTTAAAATTAAGGAAATAAAATGGCTAATAAAGATGCACCTTTCGGTTTTAAGCTTGTAGGCAAATTAGGTTCGAGTGTTCAAAATAACGGAACTACTGAATACGAAATTGCTTCAGGCGCAACTCT